AGTCGGCTAACACTCCAAATACTACATTGGCAACGAACAAACAGAACATTGCGATAAGAAAGTCTTGCACGGGCGCAAAGAACGCCAGCAGACACGATACAAACGTTACTAATACTCCTCTAATAAAGTCAATCATATTAAACCTCCTTTCTTGTTAAATATCTCTCCCATTTACGATAGGTATCATTTTAGTACCATTCCACGTATATGCCTCGCCAGCACTATTAAAATACAGCACACCAGTACGTGGCGTAACGCCGTCCATTCTTATCTCTCCGTAATCCCCTGCATTACCCCACGATGCGTAAAATTTACGACCTATAACACAAAGAAATTTTTTGTTTGTTTTGTCCCAAACGATATCCCCATTTATTGACGAACCTGTTGTTATCGTAACATTTTCTACAATAGACGAAAATGGTAATAATATTGGCTTTGATTTATTCTCTCCTAATTTTTTCCAATCGCTAATACCAGACGAAAACGTGCCACTATTACAGTAATACAATACACGCTCGCCTGCTTCGTCTATAAAGCTGATATATAGGCATTTTTTTAACTGTCCATTTAATTCATTTACAACGTCTTGTAAATCTCTTTGCTCTCCATTTGGCGACCCATTATAAATTTCTATTAGTTTTTTTGCGTGTTGTGCTATCGCCGTATCATCTTCGCAATTTTTCCAATCTGTCCATTCTTGTTTCTTTACCGCACCACCATTATACGCCTGCTTGATACCGTAATTTCTCCAATATCTTTTAGGACTACCGTAACCGTGTCCTTTGGTAAATCGTCCGCTATCTAACGTTAGACGTGTCTCGAATACTTCCGTTAATACTTGCGCTTGCGCATCTGCAAAGATGCTAAGAACGCCCACAGAAAAGTCCCTATCCATTACCGTTAATATCGCTTTCTTTCCGCTATTCTTAACGAAATTTATCGCCTCCTGTGGTGTCGTTGGAAAGACGTTAAGGTCATCTAACTTAATTGTTGCCTCGTCTACCCCCTGCTGTATTACATCTGCAACACATTCAAATGCTTTACCAACCCTTTCTGCCGTGTTGCCTCCTACTCGTGTTTCGTTCTTAATGCCAGCTGCTGCCGTTTGTAATTCCTGCAAATTCATTTCTTTAATCTCCTATCGCTTTTATTCTTGTTCTGAAACCTTTTATCTCTTTTACGTTTTCTCCTCTCTTTAAATGTTTCAAATACATTAGCGAACTATTTAAATACTTTTCCGCAACATTCATAACATCGTTATATTGCTGTGTATTCGCTTTGTCCGTTACGTGTGAAGAATAGCTATCGTCGTGCCTCATAAAGCCTGTACGTGCCAACATAGCACCGTCTACACGTAACATTTTTGCGTAAACAAAATAAGCTAAAGATATTTGCAACCCATCGCACCTCTTTAGCTCTCCACATTCTCCCGTATATTCACCGCCACTAAGTAATATTTGCAACTCTTCCGTAACATTGTATTTGCAAAGATTTTTAAACATTTCTAGTCCAATAGATGGAATTATACATACATCTTCGCATTCTCGTATGTACTTTAAAATGTCCTCTTCTTCTACGTGTCTTGAAATCGTGCGGGATAACTCTTTGAATTTATCTACATCTAATAAATGCTTATTCTCCATTTTTCTTGTCGTTGTTTTCTGCGCTAATATATTTCATCGGCTTAATGCTAAAATCCCTACTTATTGTTTGGTCGTACCAATTGGCAAATATTTTAGTAAAAGTCCTTTCTATAAAGCGTTGCTGTGTCGTTACTTCTCCTGCATAGTATTCGTACGCCTGTTTCATTATATCGCCTGAAAAGCCTAACTTACCAATACGAATAGAGTAAAATATTTCTTGATGAAATTGCGAGTAAATACGTTCTACAACGCTTGCATCTGTAACCGAAAATTCCTTATCAAAATTGCGTGTAGGAAATGGTACGACCTTTGGTTCGTCTTCGTTATTCTCCAACTCTACATAAAGTATCTTTGAGCCTTTAGTATCTCCTTGAAACGCTTTCAAATCATCATCGCTTATCATCTGTCGTTCTTCCTCTCTACCGTCCTCGCCAATGATAGGTGTGCCTTTCTTCGCCACCATCATACACGATATAAGGAAATTGTTGCGAACATTTCGATACTTGATATTACCCAACCCCTCGTCTGTTGAAATCTCCGTTATTACAGCATCATATATCGGGGTAGGGTATTGGCATTTTCCGTCCATAGATACCCACAGAATTTGCCCGTTGTACTCCTCTATGCCTCCGCAATTCTCTATTTGTTGCATTACAACTTCGGGGTTAGGGTTGAATATTGGAAATTTCTTTATATTTCGTTCCTCTACTAACAGCCTCTTTCCTCCACGTGTTTTATTTCCTTTCCAATCTTCGTGGACAAAGATTTGAGAGACGTACCCTGCATCGTCTGTCTCCGCAAGTCTGCACTGCTCAAAAGGAACAAAATTAATTTCCGTTATTTGTCCCAGCACGTTGTAATTAACGTGTAAAGCAAAGCCTCCAAAACGTGCAACATCGCCTGCCACTAAATGCAATAAATCGTCCATCAGAATGCCGTCTTTGTTTACTGCCATTTCCGACAAATATTCGTCATTAAAGCCATAACCCTCGATAAATTGATGATACCGACCTAAACACAGCTTTGCCGTGCTACTTGCATTTGTTATATCTATCAAATTTTGTGGATATAAATTGTCGCTACCGTACGTCTGCATTTTAAAGCGTAAAGAGTAATTAACATCAATACGCCGTTGAGGCTTTTTCGTTGTTTTTACGTTCATATAAACTTCGCTTTACACTATTACTCGTTTTTTATTCCTCTTCTTCTGCTGCTATCTCTTCAAACATTTCTCTTTGCTCTGGAAATGCTTTTAGATACTCTTCTGCTACTTTATCCGTAAGATTTTCGTTTGAAAATACCTTGCCATTGTAAAAGTTAGGGCAATTAATTATAACCCCTGCTCTTAACACATAATTCTTCTTTTCTGCCATTGTTCCTCCGTTTTTTAAGTAATAGGAAATTTCCACCAACGCATCGTGATAACACTGCTGGCACGATGTAGGCGTAAATGTCCTTCCAAATACGTTGTAGTATAATTTTTCTACCGCTTCTTTGCCAGTAGAATTGAAAGGTATGTTCTCATTTACATACCTTTCTAACCCTTTTACTAAATTCTTAGCTTCTTCTAATGTCATTATCCTGCTACTGTGCCTAACAGTGTATTATACTGTGTAGCTGTTGTCTTTGAGTCTGTGTTAAAATAGAAAAGTGCTGACTTTGGCACACTCGTTTCCTGTAAAGTAACGAGCCAACCACCGTCTGTGTCCTCACTATACTTTTCATTGTCAATAGCACTCGCACGCAAGCCTTGATAATACCCATAAACTTGGTATTCTGCCTTGCCTGCTGCTCCTTTGTGGACATTCTTCAATATCAACACAAAGCTGCCATTAGCAAGACCGTCTATAATGTCTCGAGCGACTTCAGGTCCGTTGTCTAACACCGCAATTGGCACTTCATTCGTAAAGGTGTTACGATACGTACCTGTCGCAAGTGTAGTTTTTACACCTTTGAAAGGTGTTGCGCCTTGCTGTGCTACCGAATAACCTTTCTTTCCATTCTTCAAAACAAGCGTCTTGATAATGCTCTTGTTGTCATTATCAAATACTGTTTGCGAAAAATCAATGTCAGCACGGTTGATGATGATACCGTCAGCCTCCATACCTTTTACAATAGGGCTATCGCAATCTACTGCGATGCCCTTTGCTATAATACTATCACATATTCCTGCCATATTCTTTCTCCTTTCTTTAGTATGCTGCTTGGAACATATCGTTTTCTAAGATTTGAGTTCCAATACGACCAGTGCTATAAATATAGTTTCTACGTTCTTTCTTGTCGAACCAAATATCCAAATCAGACACTAAGCCTTCAGCATCTGTACCCACCTGTAATTGGTTGATATTTGCATATACTGCACGATAAGGCTTGTTGAGTTTTGTGCCTGTATTCTCGTACGCACGTATCATTCTATCCCAAATGCCTACACGTGCAATAGTAACACCGTTGTATTGTACCATATCAACGCCTTCAAATACTTTCTCCCACGGCATTATCATCTTGTAACGGTTCTTAACGTCATACGTCAAAGCGTCCGCCAAACCTTTGGTAACTAATATTACCGCTTCGCCATCAGAACTAATACGACTATCTGCGTCCATCAGTAGGTTGTCAATGATGCCACTTGCTACACCATCTTTTAAGATAGCTTTCTTTTGTTCTGCAAAAGTTGTTTTGGTATTAGCGTCAATAGCTGTTACTTGTGCTGCATTCTTCGTTCCTTGTTCAAAGATACGCTTAAACAGACCATCACAAGTTGTAAATAGTTCTGTTCTCGTGTCGGCTGTTAAGTTACCGCCATTTGCTATTACCTTTGCGCCTGTGTCGCCAAACCAACCGAAACGCCATATCATACGCTTCATTTGTCGCTCCAAAGCTGGACGAATAATGTAGCTCATAAATTCGGTGTCTGTAAGGTCTGCAACGTCCGTACCTGTTTTCATAGAGTAGTCGGCAATAGTACCCTGCAAACTCTCATAGCAAATCTTAATAGGTATCTGCCAATCGCCCAACTCCCAACGCTTTTGAGAATTAGCAATACCTACTTCTTGATAAGTAGGGTCGCAACCGCTACCTTTAACGCCAACATCGTCCATATCGCCATAGAATGCCACTGGGTCGCCGTTGCGAACCTTTCTAAGACGTGTGAAACGTTGGAAGTCCTCATCTTGGTCAATACTCAATGGAATTAACTCCTTTAAGTCCTCTACATTTCGAGGGTTTATCTGTATGTTTTCAAAAAATTTCTTTCCCATTACTTCTCCTTTCCTTATTTGTTTTTCTTATACTCTCCTTTTCTTCTCGCCTCAATCTCTGCACGCATTGGTGAAATACTTTCCGCTTTCTCCGTTGCGTTAGCACCGCTTTGTTTGCGTCCTGCTGGCTTGTAGCTGCTTGAAATCTTTGCCAGTGCTTTCTCTCCTCCTGCAATTTTTACAGCATTGAGAATGCGCAACTCGTCCTTTGTCTTTGCTTGCGCTTTTGAGCTTTCTAACTCACTTTCCAACTCTTCTACCTTTTCTTCCAATTCCGCAACTTGCTTCTTCAGTTCCTCAACTTCGTCCTCTCCGTTTTCGTCTCCCTCGTTACCGTTGCTATCTGTCTTAATGTCTGTAATAACACCGTCTTTCACAACGATGGTTTTTCCATCAGGCATTACAAATTCTCCGTCAGGACTTGCATTGTCGCCAACTTGTGGCTCGCCTTCCTCTCTCTCTACTGTCAGTGTCTGACCATCGCTGGTGGACAAATCCATACCTTTTGCAAGCTCTTCAATATTCTTTAGCCCTAACTTTGCCAAAGCTCTGTCCATCAAAGACGCTTTTACCTTAATTTCTTTTTCTTTTCCCATTTGATTATTTTTATTTGTTTTACTACTCTTCATTGCTCCTACTTTCTTTGCCGAAATAGGCGCAATTACTTCTCCTATTAACCCTAATTCTATTGCTTTTGACGTACCTACGTACTTGTTCTCGTCCATTAACGCCTGCATCTCCTCACGGTCGCACTCGCAACGCTCTACGTAAAGATTAAGCATTTTTTCCTGCTGCTCTCGCAAGTCGTTTGACGCTTTTTGCAAATCATCAGCCGTAACAGCGTAATCTAACGCCCACGATGGTATCCACGGATTGTGTACGCAAAACTGTGCGTTCTGATATGCTTTTCTCCTTTCCTTTGGTGCTGCCATCAATACCACCGTTGCCATCGATGCAGCGTTTCCCTCTACGATGCACGTTATTTCCTTGCCTGTTGCACGCAACCTGTCATATATCGCCCAGCCCTCGATACACGAGCCTCCATCGCAATGTAAGCGCACTTCAATAGTGTTATCATCTTCGGGTATGCTTGCGTAAAATTCGTCCACGTCCTTAAAGCAAACGCCTGCCGTTTCGCCCCGAAGGATACAGTCGTTTTTCTCCTTTTCCGTCTGAATGTCGTTGTATATCTTTAATACTGCCATAAGATTAATTCAAAATGATACACAAAGATACTTTATAAATATAAACAAATCATTTATTTTATCTTTTGTTTACTATCATAAAAAGATAGCAAAACAAAAAGTGTCCTATCCTCACGGACAAGACACTAAAACAAAACAAATTTTCAGATATGAAATTAAACTAATTCTTTATTCATTCTCTTTATCACTCTGTATATCGTAGCCTCCCCATACTCGTATTGCGTGCTAAGATAATACACAATATAGCCTACCTTATGCCCCTCGTTTTTCAGCCGTACATATTCCTCATATAGCTTTAAATATTTTACGTCCTTTGCCTCTATGCCGTTCTTTTCGAGTACAGCCAATAGGCTTTCAGTTGTTTTAAGTAATTCGTATTGTTTCATATAGTAGCTAACCTTTCTATTGTTTCAACTCTATTATTAGTTTTGTTTATCTCTTCCACGCTAACGACTGGACGTGGTGCCATTGCCATACCACGT